AAATTCCATTGGTCAAAGGCAAGCCTTCCGTCAAGGGTCGTAGCGTCGAACCCTTCCCCGAATATCATCATCGCGATAGTTGTCGACAATGCGTTGTGAGTAGCGGACGAATGATAGAGGTCGACGAGGTATTGCGGGAAGAGGTTGTCATCTCCGTAATTGACGAAGCCCATCTTATTGGCTGTCTCCCGATAGGATCGCTCTTCGTATTGATTGAGTTGTATTAATTCCATTACTGGTAATATATGTAATTGTCGGGGATGGTGATGTCGGGTATATCGTACCCAATCGCACCCGCTACGTTGAGAGTCCCTTGTTCAAGCAGTCCAACAACCGAAGCATCGGTCGGATTCAAGTTGTTCGTGCTGTTCTGCCCGTATGCTTTGTACGTGTAAAGCCCTGTCTCGGTGAGGAGGACACGGCTTGAGACCCCGAGAGGTTGATTCGTGTAGACGCTTATCTTCGTATATCGAGCGTTGTCGACTTCGACATCTCCGATGAATGCGTGGTTGTCTGTGCTTGCCATGTTCTCCAAAATTATGAGATAATTCGTGAACGCGGCAAAGTCTTTCTTCATCTCTGCGAGCGTCAAATAAATGAACTGCTCGTCTGCGCTATTTGGGTTGAGGTGTATCATATCAAGTGGGCTTCAGGGATGAGGTCATCCAAGTAATACATTGTACTATCATAACGATGATACTCCGAAATCCCTACTTCGGTTTTAACGTCTGCCAAATAACACCCGGGCATATAGAAACATTTGAGTCCTGTGGCTTGGTTTACAAAGTCCATGCTCATTCCATCGAGACCCCGTTTGCGACTAAACCACAACTCCGGGCAAGCGTCGACAATGCGTCTACTCATGTACCTACCCGCCCCGCATGGATAGCCTTGTATCAAAGTGCCGTCTCTCTCTTTGGCTCTGAGAAAGTAAATCTGTCGGAACCCTGCGAACTCATGTTCTTTCATGTGCTCTTTATAAACCTTCGCAACGCCAGGAAGAAAGAAATCGTCCGATCCCAACTGCATAAACCAATCAAACTCCGTGGCTCTCATCGCTTTATAAAGCTGTTGGTTTTTAAGACCAAGATTTTCATTTGTACATTCGACCGTGTTCCAACCGAATTCATCTGCGAGGTCTTTATGCTCCGGCTCCGTCCATCCAATCCACGGCTCCAAATCCAATTCTTCTTCTTTGAATTCTTGAATAGACCGTTGAAGTCCAACGTAACAAGCGCGGGTCAATTCAAGCCGTTTCCAGACAGGTAAATGAAGTGCTATTTTCATGAAAGTATGCGGTTGAATTTATCGGTTTGTTTTTGCCTGTCTTGAAACGATTCTTCCCAAACCGTCCAAGCGGGGTGATTGTAACCAAAATAATTTGATTCGTGAGGGAGAGCAAGAGCTTTTTTACCCTCTTTCTTTAGCCATGCGCCAACGACCATATCTTGACAATTCCATTCGTTCGCCTGATCAATGAAATCATAAACGCCCGCATAAAGAGAAGCGGGGTAAAAAGAGACCCCCGTACCCGGGATATTCACGTTTTTAATTACCGGATTGCTTTGTAAGCACCTTACCGCTCCTTGGTCTACATCTTTTGCCCGGAAATAATTGTCGAGAGGTGCTTTCAATGTGTTTCCGTGATGCGTGAGAATCGTTTGTGGATATTGTTTTTCGAATTCTTTAAAGTCCTTTACATATGTCTTGGGGTATATTAAGTCGTCATCGCAAGAAATAAAGTCTCCGTTCCAATTATGGAATTTGCCTATATCTCCCAAATTCACGCCCATATACCGAACTTCTATTTTGGGATGAACTAAACCCTCCGGAACAGAATTAAAGCCGTTTAAAGACAATAGAATTGCGTCCACCTGTGGAAGGAGCGATTCAATTGTTTTGAGGCTCGTTGGGTAACGATCCGGAAGAAGTGCGATTCCTGCTGCTATCATGATGAATCAAAAAAGGGAAGGCTATTGCCCTCCCCCTTCCTTTATATTCTAACCAAAGAAAATGAAATCAAACTCCAGCTTCGAAAGTAATATCGGCATCTGTTGGGTCAACGAATGGAGCTGGGATCGCCTCTTCCGCTGTCAATTGAATTTGATAGCCGTTGAAGTCACCCTTTGCCGTTCCTGTGCCTACGGTGCCCCCAGTAGCTTCCGCGCCTGTCGTGTGACCCATCGCAAAATAGTTATCGTTGACATCCTGCACGATGACCGTCAAGCGGTTTTTTAGAAGGTCAGCAATTTCAACGTTATCGGTTGCAACCAAGTTAGGCATGGACAACTCAAGAACCTGAGAATAGAAAACAGTACCATTCTCAACCGATGCGTTCACCGCTTGTTGGAATGAACCCGCGTTCTTTGTAATCTCAAAACCATAGACCGTGATATCGGCTCCCGTAGCCGCTGCAATTGTGCCATTTGTAATGGTACCCCAATCGGTTGATGCGAATTGCTTAATCCAAACGCGCTTGATTCCCCCGATCTTATCTTTGCAGGGAAACGCCCTGCCGTTAATTGTTAATGAACAAGCCATATTTTAGGGAATTAAGGGGAGGGATTTAATGCCCCTCCCCGAATGAATTATGTTGTGCGTCGCAATACACCCAAAGAGTTCAAGTCAACGACTTGAGTACCTCCTGAGAACTTCATGATAACGCGAGTAACATCGTCACCCGTGACACCCATCAAATCCAAGACAGACGCTTGAATGTGGTCGGTGAGCAAGTCGGTTCCGAAGTACAAGTTCTCAACTTGAGAAATCAAAAGCGTATCATCTGGGAAGCCGTTTGGAACGATTACCTCATAACCCGCGTACTTGTCCGCAGCACCCTCCGCCAAGAATGGGAGGTTATATTCTGCCGCCAATGCGTTGAAGTAAAGCGCATGAGTTCCACGGCTCATGAAGATTTTCGTCTTCGCGTAGTCTCCTTTGATTGCTGGTGGGCAACCGCTTGAAGCTAAGATGGTCAACTTACCGAGTATGTTCGCTGCGGTCAAAGCTCCTCCGAGGTTAGATTCGTATGTTGGAGTACCGAGAACGATGTTTCGAAGGATACCGTTGAAAGAAGTATAAGTCGCACCGGTTGAAGTACCCGCATCCGGGTTGTAGTTACCCGCCCAGATGTTGTGTTCGATTCCTTCAGCAACCTTTGCCGCTACGTATTGAGCGACGTAAGAGGTAAAGTCAGCGGGAGCCGCTGAAGATTGTCCGCGCATTTGGAGAGCTTCCCAAGTTTGACGAAGGTCATCGTTGCAGACTTGTTCGTTTACTTGGAGTGAGGTTGTAGCCAAGACAGCTTCACCCAAAGCTAATGGGGTTGCCGCTCCCGGAGTGAACGTGCAAGTTGCGTCCGCGATTGCAACTCCTGAGAATTTACGGAGGACTGCTTTTGATCGTACATTTTCAAGAACAGAACAGTATCCGTTCGCGATTGTGTCAGCAGATAAGATTGCAGCAGCAACGTAAGGACGTGCCGCTTCTCCGGCATAAGTACCCGGATGTGTAATATTAGCGTTAGCCATTATTTAGAGAATTGGTTGTGGATCGCGGCAACGCGCTCCTGGATTGATAAACTTTTCAAATCGACGGAAACGGGTGCTTCCATCTTTGGGGCGCGTGGGATACTTGGAGAGGCTTGCTTGCTCAACTCCGTAATCTTCGCGTCTCGCTCTTCAATTTGTGAAGAGAATTCTTTCTTCGTTGCTTCGATAGCTTCGGCAATCATGCCCTCAACAGCTTCTCGCGTCAACACCTCAGATGATGCTTGAACCTCTTCGGTTACTTCTTCAGCCTTCATCTCTTCTTCCTTCTCCTCTTCGGCTTCGACTTCGGCTTCTGCCTCTTTCATCTCAGCAACTGCACCTTCTGCCACGACGAGCATTGAGCCGTCCTGCAATTGGTAGTCTCCATCCGGGAGAGGGATTCGTTCGCCTTCGTCGTTCACGACAAAAGCAGAAACACCGACAGCGAATGCGTCCGCGTCAGTCATAATTTCTTGACCGCTTTCAAGGACGGCTGTTGCCATCAAAGCGACCTCTTGTGTTTCCTCCTTCTCTTCAACAGCGAGTTCGACGCTGTACTTTTCGAAGATATCGGAGATGCGTTCTTTCAGAGTCATCTTCTGGGGTTTTTATATATAACGATTTGAGAACCTTAATCCTTACTCGTTA